CTTTCCTCAAGACTACATATACACAAACACTTACAGTAGGACAGCGACAGTATGACTTCCCTGCAGACTACTCTAGTGCTGACTGGGATACTTTCTACATCAAGCAATTAGCTTCTCAGAACAATGGCCCACGTAGACTCTCTCCAATCTCTTATGAGTCATACATCCAGAACTTCCGCACGGGTGATGATACAGGTGATACAGTAAACGGCGATGGTGCTCCTGTAACTGTGTATCAAACGTTTGAAGAGAAGTTTGGTGTTACACCTGTGCCTAACGCTGCATACGAGATAGAGTATGTATACTGGTCTTTCCCTGCTGACCTTAGTGTGTATAATGACGTAGCTATTATACCTGATCGCTTCAAGCATGTACTCATTGATGGTGCTATGATGTTTATGATGCGCTTCCGTAGTAATGAGCAGAGTGCTGCAATGCACCAGAACAACTTTGAGGATGGAATTAAGTCAATGCGCCGTGTGTTAATGGATGATGCTATTTCTATTCGTTCTACAGTAGTTACACGAGGTAGTACAACCTCTTTTAGTGGCGGGTACTAATGGCTGACAATGTACGATCCTTTTTGGCTCCTTGTGCGGGTGGGTTGGTTAATAACCAAGACTACATTACACAGGCGTCACAAATGCCGGGATCAGCTATCCGTATGATTAACTATGAGCCAGCTATTGAAGGCGGCTATAGACGTATTAGCGGTTACAGCAACAGCTATGGCACCGTCCCAGGCCTAGATGGATCAGCAGTACTTGGTGTATCAGTATTCAATGGTTTAAATGATGGTATCTTTGCTTGTCGTAAGCCTGCTAGTGGTAACAACTACTTTCACTACTGGAGTAACTCAGCTTCTGCTTGGGTAACCCCAAGTACGGCTGGCTCTCCTACTATGGTAGGCGTTAATAAAGTACGCTTTGAGAAGTTTAACTGGGGTACACCTAAGCTTATTCTTACTGATGGCGTTAACCCTGCAGCCTCGTGGAATGGTACAACATACACTCCGCTAAATAGTACAGAAGCCCCCAGCGCCCCTAAGTTCTGTGAGACTTTCTCTAATCACCTCTTCCTTGCTGGTGACCCTAGTGAACCTAACATGCTGTACTTCTCTGCTCCACTGGATGAGACAGACTTTACTCCAGCAGGTGGCGCAGGTGTAATTAACGTAGGGTTTGACATTGTTACTATTAAGTCTTTCCGTGACCAGCTTTACATCTTTGGTGTCAACAACATCAAAAGACTAAACGGTAATAGTATTGCTGACTTTGTACTGTCTGATGTAACCAAAAACCTAGGCTGTGTATCTTCTGATGCAGTAGTAGAGTTTAACGGAGACATTCTCTTCTTAGGGCCAGATGGTATTAGACCCGTTACAGCTACAGAACGTATTGGTGATATTGAACTTGGTACTCTGTCTAAGCCTGTACAGTCTATCTTTGAGGCTTACTCTCGCAATGAAGACCTAGACAGTATTACTATGATGGTAGTAAATAGAAAGTCTCAGTTTAGATTGTTTTTCTCTAATGCTGAATCTCTGGGTCTTATTGGTTCTCTACGTAGAGCAGGACAACAGGGTTTAGGATTTGAGTACTCTCAGCTTGTAGGTGTAGAAGTATCATGTGGTGATACAGGTTACATAGACACAGAAGAGTTTGTTATTCACGGCGATTCTACAGGCAAAGTACACAGACAAGAAACAGGTACATCTTTTAATACAGAGCCTATCTTCTCTTTGTACCAGACGCCTTACGTATATATGGATGATCCTATCGTAAGGAAAATCTTCTACGATGTACACACGTATATGAGATCAGAAGGTGAAGTCACAGTAAATATTGGTGTTGAGTATGACTACGGAGATAGTGACGTACTAATACCTTTTAACTTCGGGTTTACAACTGCGGGTGCAGCTTCCTACTGGGGTATTGCATCGTATGACACCAGTGATATTTATGATGGTAACCCTAGCCCAGTAAGAAAAACAAACCTCAACGGCTCAGGCAGTTCTATATCCCTGACCTACGTTACAACAGAAGACCAACCAAGCCATACAATACAATCTTATGTTGTATCCTATGCGCTTGCAGACAGGAGATAATTAAGATATGTCAGGTTACACACGCCAATCCGTAGCGGATATTGTACCTACAGCTGTTGTACGGTCTGCACCCGTTAACGCTGAGTTTAATACTATTAGGGATGCCTTTGCTGCATCTACAGGTCACAAGCATGATGGCGGTACAGGAGAGGGTGGCTATGTCCCTCTAATTGCTGACTCAGACGGTAAGAATAAAGTTGTAGTCGATACAACCACTAATACTATTGATTTCTATGTTGAAATATCAAGTGTGCCTGTAGAGCAAATTAGTATTCGTGATGGTGTTCTTGTTCCTATCACAGATAACGACATTGATCTAGGTGCTGTTGGTTCAGAGTTTAAAGACTTATATATTGACGGTATTGGCTACATTGATACACTTGCAGTACACGAGAATGCTACAGTAGCTGGAACACTGAATGTTACTGGTGTCATTACAGCCCCTGCAGGTGTTGTTGCTAGTATCACGGGTAACGTCACAGGTAATCTCACAGGTGATGTAACTGGTGACTTGACTGGTGATGTAACCTCTACAGGTACTTCTACCTTTACTACAGTAGATATTAACGGTGGTAACATTGACGGTACTGTTATTGGTGCTACTACTCCAGCCGCTGCTGACTTCACTACAATGGACACTACAGGTAACGCATCTGTAGGTGGTACGTTTGGTGTAACTGGCACATCTACCTTCACAGGTGCTATGTCTGCAGGTAGCCTTACAACTACAGGTAACTCCACCCACGCTACTGTAGACATTAACGGCGGTGTTATTGATGGCACAATCATTGGTGCTTCTAGTGCTGCTGCTGGTAGCTTTACAACTGTATCGACATCTGGACAAGCCACACTGGCAACTGCTGACATTAATGGCGGTACTATTGATGGTTCAGTTATTGGTGGTGCAACTCCACAGGCTGTGACAGGTACAACCATAACAGCTAACACAGGCTTTGCTGGTGCGCTTACAGGTAACGTCACAGGTAACGTAACGGGAAATCTTACAGGCGATGTAACTGGAGATGTAACAGGTGATCTGACTGGGAATGTTACTGCAGCTAGTGGTACTTCCTCATTTACAGATGTGACCATCAACGGCACACTAAATATGAATGCTGGTACGACTGCTACCATCACCAATCTTTCTGCCCCCACAAACGCCAATGATGCAGCACGAAAGGTAGACGTTGATAACGCTGTAGCTAACCTTGTAGATAGCGCCCCCGGTACACTGGACACGTTGAATGAGTTAGCGGCTGCGCTGGGCGATGATGCAGACTTTGCCAACACAATTACAACTAGCATAGCAACCAAGTTACCACTAGCAGGTGGAACCATGTCGGGTGCTATTGCTATGGGTACATCTAAGATTACTGGTCTAGGTAATCCAACTGCAGCACAAGACGCAGTAAGTAAGAGTTATTCTGACACACAGGATGCTACTAAGCTGAACCTGTCTGGTGGTACGATGACAGGTAACATTGTACTGGGCGCTAACAAGGCTACCTCTACTGCTACACCCTCCGCTGCAGATGATCTGACACGCAAAGGTTACGTTGATAGCATCCTTGGTTCAGCTACGAGTGCCGCTACAAGTGCTTCTGCCGCTGCTACATCAGCCAGTAGTGCCGCTACAAGTGAAACTAACGCAGGTAACTCTGCCGCTGCAGCCGCTGCATCTTATGACAACTTCGATGATCGTTACCTTGGTGCTAAGTCTTCTGCTCCATCTGTAGATAACGATGGCGATGCACTTGTAACTGGTGCTTTGTATTGGAACTCTACAAGCGATGAACTGTACGTTTGGGATGGCAGCAACTGGCAACAGGGTAGCTTCACTGCAGGTTCACTCTTAGCGAATGTACTTGAAGACACTACTCCTCAGCTTGGTGGTGACCTAGACCTTAATGGTTCTGACATTACAGGTACTGGTGCTATTGATATTACTGGTACAGTCTCTGCAGGTGCAGTTACTTACACTGCTACAGATGGTACAGCAGGTCAGTTCTTGCAGACGGATGGTTCAGGCAACACTACCTTTGCATCTGTAGCAGCCCCTAGCATTAATAACCTAAGCGATGGTTACTCTGATACTTTCTCTATTGGGCTTGGTAGCGGGGCGCTGCAGTTTGATGATGGTGGTAACTTTAGTATAGGTGTTGGCAAGAACGCCTTGCGGCGGAATGCGAGTGGTACATCGAATGTAGCTATAGGCTATGAGTCTATGGAAGGCGTAAGTGGGAATAGTCATAGCAGCAACACAGCTATTGGCTATCAGTCTGGCTTCAGCGTCACTACAGGTGGCAACAACTTCTTTGGCGGCAAGCAAGCTGGGTTCAATAATACTACGGGCCACAGAAACTTCTTCGGCGGTTCTCTAGCTGGTTACAGTAATACAGGAGGTGCTTATAACGTAGCTATTGGCGACACGGCGTTGTATCGTGTCACAACAGGTTCTACTAACGTAGCCATCGGCTCTGCGGCTCTCTATAACATGACTACAGGCACCTACAATCTTGGGATGATTAATGGGCTAAACTCAGTTACTACGGGTAGTAACAACATTGGCATAGGTAAAGACGCAGGAGACAAACTAACTACTCCAGATGGTAACGTGGCTATAGGCAAAGAGGCATTAAAATATAGCGTAACAGGTACGGCTACTGTAGCACTGGGCGAAGGCGCTCTTCGTGGCGCTATTGGTAACTCCCACAGCAGCAATACTGCCATTGGTTATCAAGCTGGTAAGGATATTACTACAGGGGGCGAGAACTTCTTTGGTGGGTATCAAGCTGGGTACGCTAATACTACAGGCATTAATAATACCTTTACGGGGTATTCGGCTGGTAGAGCCAACACTACAGGCGCTGACAATACTGCTATTGGTTGGAATGCTCTATCGTCAAACATTGCTGGAGGTCAAAACGTAGCTTTAGGCGACAGCGCAGGTAGGTTCACTAGCAACTCTTACAATAGTGTGTTTGTCGGTCACGGTGCGGGTAGTAACTTAACTTCAACCTATACTTACAACAACATTATTATGGGGTATAGTGCGCAGCCTTCTAGTACCTCAGCCACAAACGAAATCACGCTGGGCAACAACAGCATCACAGCCTTCCGCATACCGGGCCTTAACATTAGTGCTGCATCCAACAGCTTCACTATCAACGGTTGGACGATCACCGAAAGCGGTGGGTCTCTGTACTTCGCTACAGGCGGCTCAAACAAGATGAAACTAGACGCAAGCGGCAACTTGGATGTTGTAGGTAACGTCAACTCTAACGCAACCATTAGCTAATAGGAGCATCCGAGGATGGCTATAAAAATTGCAGGCACTACAGTAGTAGATGACTCACGAGGTCTTACTAACATTGCAACAGTAGACGCAACTACAGCGGCTGCTATTAGTGCTGCAGGTGTTGGTGGTGGTGGGGAGCATGACTTTGTTGCTAGTGGTGCTATAACTAATGGTGATGTAGTCGGTTTAAATGCTGATGGTACTGTTAGTGTAGTTGCTGAAACAAATGTTCCAGATTCTGCTGGTTCTGCTGTTGTATTTGAGAGTGCTAGTGTTGTCCATACTTCAGCTACCTATGACTCTATTAATAAAAAAGTTATCATAGTTTATAGGGATGGAGGCAATTCTTATTATGGTACAGCAGTAGTTGGAACTGTATCTGAAAGCACTATTAGCTTTGGGACACCTGTTGTATTTGAGAGTGCTAATTCCCTCTTTAATTCAGCAGTATATGACGCTAATGCTCAGAAGGTTGTTATTGCTTATAGGGATGGAGGCAATTCTTATTATGGCACAGCTATTGTGGGTACAGTAAGTGGAACGTCTATTTCCTTTGGTTCCCCTACTGTATTTGAGAGCGCTAGGACTGATTTTATCTCAATCGTATATGACGCTAACGCTCAGAAAGTTGTCATAGCGTATCAAGATGACGGGAATTCAAGCTACGGTACAGCTATTGTGGGTACAGTAAGTGGAACGTCTATTTCCTTTGGTAGTGCAGCTGTATTTGAGAGTGCGGATACGCCCAATATATCAGCTACTTTTGACTCTACTACTCAGAAAGTTGTCATAGCCTATACTGATGCAGGCAACTCCTACCACGGCACTGCTATTGTAGGAACGGTGAGTGGAACATCTATTTCCTTTGGTAGCGCTGTTGTATTTGAGAATTCTGAAACTAGCAGTTACATTTCAGCAGTATACGATGATAATGCTCAGAAGGTTGTTATTGCTTATAGGAATGACGGGAATTCAAGCTACGGTACTGCTGTTGTTGGTACAGTATCAGGCACATCTATAAGTTTCGGTACTCCTGTAGTATTTGATGGAGGTACAAACGCATTTTATGTTGCAGCTGCCTATAATGCCGATGCCCAGAGTGTTGTTATAGCTTATAAGGATACTGGAAACAATAACTACGGCACTGCTATTGTAGGAACGGTGAGCGGAAGCTCTATTAGCTTTGGGTCTCCTGTTGTTGTTGTTGGTAGTAATTTTAGTTACATTTCAGCAGTATATGACGCTAATGCTCAGAAGGTTGTTATTGCTTATGAGGATGAAAGTAACTCAAGCTACGGTACTGCTGTCGTATTCACAAACGCCTATACTTCAACCAACGCCTCATCCTACATAGGCGTAGCAGCGGAGGACATCTCAGATACAGCTACTGGTGCTGTCACTATTGATGGTGGTGTTAATGAGCAGACTGTAAATAGTTATGATCTAGCTAATGCTAGTTATGATAGTGTTAGCTTCAGTGTGTCGGCTCAAGAAGGTAATCCAAAGAGTATTTCTTTTAAGCCTGACGGAACCAAAATGTTTGTTGTAGGTGCAACTGGGTCAGATATTAACGAGTACAATCTATCTTCTGCGTGGGATGTTTCTAGTAGTTCTTATGTTCAGAACTTCAGTGTTTCTGCTCAGATTGGTCAGGTAGGCGGTGCAGTTTTCAAACCAGATGGTACTAAAGTGTACATCACAGATATTAACGGTGATGATGTAAATGAGTATGATCTAAGCACAGCTTGGGACATTTCCACTGCATCTTACACTCAAAACTTTAGTATTGCTTCACAGGGTACAGCACCTTGGTCTGTATTTTTTAAGACTGATGGTACTAAGATGTATTTTATAGATAGTACTAACGATGTTTATGAATACAATCTAAGCACGGCTTGGAATATATCAACAGCCTCTTATGTGCAAGGTTTGGATGTTAGCAGTGTACTTAGTTTTTCTACATGTCTGTTTTTTACTCCTGACGGAACCAAAATGTTTCTTGCAGGTCAATCTTTCAGAAATGTAAGTGAGTACAATTTAAGCACAGCTTGGGATATTTCCACTGCATCTTACATTCGCAATTTTAATGTTATCTCTCAAGAATTCTATCCAAACGCTTTAACCTTTGGTAACAACGGCACTAAAATGTATGTAGTAGGTTCCCAAACAGACACCATCTACCAATACTCCACAGGCACATTCGGTGGTTACACTATTAACGTTTCACAGTTTGTAGCAGATGACGGAAGCCTTACCACAACCAATAATGGACGCAAGATTGCAAGAAGTATTTCCACAACAGAGTTACTAATCGACAGCGCAATGACTGGTGATGAGACAAACGAATATCTTGGCTCTCTGGTATAAGGTGGTACTCTAATGGCTATAAAGATTGCAGGTACTACAGTAGTAGATAATAGCAGAGGCTTAACTAACATTGCCACTGTTGATGCAACAACTGCAACAGCTATAGGTAATGCTGGCGTAGGAGGTGGAGGTACACACGACTTTGTAGCTAGTGGTGCTATAGCTAATGGCGATGTAGTGGGTTTAAATGCTGATGGTACTGTTAGTGTAGTGTCTCCTAGTGGGGTTGCTTCAGCCTTGGGGTCAGAGACAGTTTTTTCAACCGCTACCACATCTAATTTCTCGGCTACTTTTGATAGTAATTCTAATAAGATTGTCGTTGTTTATCGTGTTAGCGGAACTAGCCTAGCTGTAGTTGGAACTGTATCAGGGACAACAATATCGTTTGGCTCTCCTGTTGTTTTTGATAGTAATCCTCTAGTGTATCCTTCTATTGTATTTGATAGCAGTGCTAATAAAATTGTTGTAGCTTGGAAAGATTCTAACAATAATTACGGAACTGCTATAGTAGGAACGGTAAGTGGTACTTCTATTAGTTTCGGTACAAAGGTAGTATTTGAAAGCGCCAGCACAGGTTATATATCCGCTACTTATGATGTAAACTCTAATAAAGTTGTAATAGCTTATTCAGATTTAGCTAACTCATTTTACGGTACGGCTATAGTAGGAACTGTAAGTGGTACTTCTATTAGTTTTGGTAGCCCTACTGTTTTCAATGCGGGTCAAACAGTACTTTGTGAAGCTGCTTATGATAGCTATAGTAATAAAGTAATTATAGCATACAGAGATAATGGTAACTCTAGTTATGGTACTGCTATAGTAGGAACGGTAAGTGGTACTTCTATTAGTTTTGGGTCTGAGGTAGTATTTGAAAGCTCTTTTATAAGTAGTATATCCTCTACTTTTGATAGTAAAAACAATAAGGTTGTCATCTGTTACAACGCTTCTAGCTTGGGCAAGGCTATCGTTGGTGAAGTTAGTGGTACATCTATAACTTTTGGTAGTGCCGACACTTTTAGAAGTGCATCAGCAGGAGAGATTTCGGTTACGTTTGACTCAAGTTCTAACAAAGTAGTTATTTCTTACGACTACAACTACGATGGATTTATAGTAGCAGGAACGGTAAGCGGTACATCTATCACATTTGATGCAGCGGAAACTTACACGTTAGGACGAAGCCAAGAGACTTCAACTACTTTTGATAGCAACTCAAATAGGGTGGTTACTTTTTTTAGGGCGCAGAATAATTCAGACTATGGTACATCTGTGGTCTATAAACCTTCTTCAACCAACGCCTCTAACTACATCGGCATAGCAGACGGAGCTACCTCTAACTCAGCTACAGGTAAGATCACTATCAATGGTGGTGTTAACGAAGGGCAGTCAAGCCTAGCTGTAGGCACAACCTACTACGTTGCTGACAACGGTGACCTACAAACAACTAACAACGGACGCAAGATAGGCAAAGCTATCAGTGCATCAGAATTACAAGTCAAAACTAAACTCACGGGTAGTGAGATGAACGAATACTTAGGAGGTTTGGTCTAATGAAAAAGACTATAGTAGAAACAGCGACAGGCTTATCAAAGTATATCTTTGAGGATGCAGCAGAAATAGTGATGTCTCCTGATAACATTGTTACGCCTGACTTCATTATCGGTGACTTGAATGCTGTTAATGCAACGCTGCATGAGAACGTAACACCACCAGAAGACTGGCAGGGTAATCGTTACACCTTTGATGGTACTACATGGGAAGTTAATCCTGACTGGGTAGACCCTGCGACACTTGAAGATGAGGGCGAGTAATGGCTTTATTAACTGAATTAATTGCGTCTAATTCTACGGCGTTGACTAGTGCGGGTAAAATTGAACTTACCACTTCTGAGGATGTTGTTGAGGGTGATACTCTATCCTTCAATTTCAATACGGGTAAGGTTGAGAAAACTACTAGAATAGGTGGTTCTCGTGAAATATTTCATTCTGATGTGGGGTTTACATATAGGCTGTATGAAGTCCTCTACATACCAGAAATAGATAAAACAGCATTTTTGATGTATAACGCTACCAGCAACAACATGGGCGTTATGTTGGCAACTCAAAACGCAAGCACAGGTGCGTACACTTTTGGTAGTTATCATTACCTGAGCAGCGGTAATTACGATGGGACAACACTTGCTTACGATAGTAATGTAAACAGACTTTTAGCTTTTTATCGTACAAACAGCACACTTAGCTGTAGGTCGTGTTCTATAAGTGGAACGACACTGACAACAGCAAGCACCGCCACTATCGACACTAGTGTCAGTATGGGTCCCGCATATAAGCTAGCAGCTTACCATAACGCATCTGATAATTACACATATATTATGTACGATCAAAGCAACGGTTATGCCGTTACGAGGGTAGGAACTATTGGAGCTTCATCTCAATCTTGGTCAGGTGCTGACGGACACTCCAGCAATAGATTTGGTAATAACTATCCAAATGCGTTTGCTATAACCAGTGTAGGAAGTACCGTAATATTTCACTGGTCAAAAAGTGGTAAAAGGGCTGTAGCTGGTCAATGGAATGGAGGTTCTTGGACTTGGGGCAGTGAAACTTTTTTAACCACTGACCAGTCT